GTTCGGTAGGTGGAGCTACCTCGGCAGCGGGAGTGACTGGAGCGGCAGGCGTAGGTTCAAACTTTTGTTTGAGTTGTCGATACTCACCTCCTTCTTGCGATGATAGAAGTTGACCTTCTACAGCAGGCATTACTACTTTTGTTCCGTCTGTAAGCGTTTGCTCTGATTGTTTTGTTCCTTCTGCCTTTAGTTTTAATTCATCAAAACGAGAGCGAAGTTCTTCTTCTGTCTTTGGTTTTGCAGTAATCGCTTTTGCTAACTCAATCTGTTGCTTCTCTGCTTCTGCTACTGGATTGGTAGATTCAACGATGTTATCTACTTGGCCTTGTGCTGCCGCGAGGATCGCTTCTTTCTCTTTAAGTTCTAACTTGAGCTTCTGTGCAACGGGATCAGTTGATTCGATGGCTGAAAGGACTTGCTTTGCATCAGCGACTTCTTGTTCAAGTTTCTGCTTGTTTGCCAGCACCGCTTTACCCTGCGGATTATCGTTACCAATAACAAGGTTCTCAGCTTCTTTGTTTGCACTTTGAGTAATCTTAGCTTCTTCGATTTGCTCTGGTGTAAATGGGGCGGAAGCAATAGTAGCCGCTGCGCCTGCGCCACCACCAATCAACGCTTCACCGATTGCCTGCTTAGGACTAACCTGTATTCCCTTTTTGGTTTCTATAGTCTCACCAACTTGTTGAGTCAAAGACTGCAAACCTTCGGGAATGCCTTCTCCAATGAAGGAAGCGGCAAGTCGTTTAGAAAATGAACCAACTGCCTTCTCTCCACCCGGAAGATACTTGGCTCCAAAAGCATTTAGCAAACCAGAACCAGCGGCAGTTGTTATAGCATAAGCCATGTCTTTATCGGTTGGTTCTGTGTAACCATTGTTCTTGGCTCGTTCCAATGCAACTGGCCCAACGATCTGTGCTGCTTCAAACAATGCTGGCCCTGCAAATTGACCTACTGCTGTTCCTGCAACACCCGTAGCGGGACTTATCAATGCGCCAAGACCACCAAGAGTTACCGCACCAGCAATACGAGTCCCAATACTGCCAAGAATCTGACCAGTCTGTTCTGCAATAGCTCTTGGAGCATACTGAGGAGCAAAGCCAGCAACTTGAAACTCGCCCTCTTTAGGAGCCATGAAGCGTTCACCAGCGGAAACATAACCTTCTGGTTCTTGGATTGCGCCCTTCAATGCTGTGGCTACTGCGGGGAATCCAGCAACTTGCGCCGTCTCACCAATAGCTTCAAGCGGTTGACCAAACGATTGCTTGAGTGCTGCTGGAAGCTGAGAGATTTCCTCACCAATAGAAGTGCCTACTGGTTTTTCTATTCCAAGGTAAGAGTCAGGATCAAATGGCGTTTCTTTAACGCCACCTCCTTCAGCAAGATAAGCGTCTGGATCAAATGCCATGTAATTAAATTCCTAATCTTTGTTTGATTTGCTTTGCGCGAGGATCATTTGAATTCGCGTTAGCCCACTCTAATGCTTGTTGATCCTTTTGCGAGAGTTTTTTTGCTTCTGATTTTTGTAGTTTTTTTGATGCAGACAAATTCAATCCTGTAGAATCAGCAATTGCTGGAACAGTTTGAATTGTTTGGATCATCTCATATTGCTTTTCAGTAATTGGAATAGGTGTCGCGCCTTGATTTGGAATAACAACAAATGGGAATTTAGATTTACCAGTTTCAAGTTCATCTTCTGGAGCTGGGGCAAGTGTTGCATTCAAAATACCACCATTCTGTTGAAAGATTTCCTTGAATGTTGGAAGGTCAGCAGCGGGACGCTCTTTAGATAATTTCGCAGATGAATCCCTAATCTTAGAAACAAATTCTTGGTTGTCTTTATATTGCTGTTCTCCAACTTTTACAAAGTCTTGTGAAAATGTTTTACGAACACTTGGATCAGTGGTTGTTCCACTTGCTGTCATCTTAATCCTAACCTGTTCATTTACTTTTGGAACGCCAATGCTTCCAATATCAATGCCATATTCACCAAGATCAATTTTTGCTTCTTCATACTTAGAAGCACCCGGATCAAAAGCTACAGCTTGATTTGCTGCTTGAACTTTTTGTTGTGCAGGTAAAGCATTAAATCCAGCAACATTAGCAACTGATGCTTGTTTGTATGCTGGTAGTTTTGCAAAATCTTTTTGAGCTTGTGCAGCTTCTTTAGTAGGGTCAGCCATTTCTGGTTGTTGCATTGTAAATGGTTTGCCTTCTGCTCCAAGTTGTGCTGCTCGTTCTTCTGGAGTTGCTGGAGGTTGCATTGTTGGTAATCCAGACATTTCAGCTACAGGAAGATTTACGTCAGCTTCAGCTCCCATTACAGCTTGTTCTGCACCTTCTGCACCAGAAACCATTCCCTCACCCGTTTTTCCAGAATACCTGCCTTTATAAGCATCAATCTGACTCTTGCGTAGATAATCATCAGCAAATTGTTTAGACATGGTAGCCATTTGCTGATTCATGTTTTGGATAAATGGATTGTTAGATGCTCCGAATTGGAGTTGAGCATTCATCAAATCACCATATCCCTCACTCAGATTACCTTGTCCGATTTTATCAAACGCACTTTTATATGTGGCTTGCAATACTGGTAGCACAGCTTGAGCTTGAGTTTGTGCTTCTTTCTGTGCCAACGCTGCACCTACATTCTGACCAAGTTTAGCCAAAGAATCTCCAACCCATGCGGTAGATTCCGATGAGCGATTCGTTCCCTGCATTATAAGTTCTGCGATAGACATAATATTTTACACGGCTGTTGCTCTTGGGACATATCCCGATCCATAAACTTGACTAATGCTTCCTGCGTATGGTGCGGCTTGTTGCGCTTGTCCCATCGAAGCGTATCCCCCACCGCCCATTCCTCCTTGAACTCCATTAAGTTGTCCAAGCGCACTGCTATATCCACTCAACGCGCCAGAAGTAGCTTGTCCAATGTCAGAAACACCTTGACCGACTGCTTGCTGTGCAGCATAACTTGCGGCAATGTTTTCTTTATTCGCTCCGTAGATTTGCGTAGCCAATCCAGATTGTGCATTGAAGATGTTGTTATACATATCACCCGTCATTCTGGCTTTTTGTAATCCAACTTCTGCTCCTGCCGTTCCATATCCAAGTTGTAGTCTGCCTACGTCCAGTGGATTTGCAATATTAACATCTGCTGTAAATGCCCGTGATAATTGCTGCCAGCTTAGTGCGGCATTACTAACTGATGGCATTAATTGAAATGCTTGATTTTGCACATCAAGAGTTGTTTGCCCAAGCTGTCTTGCCGCCAATCCTTGTGCTGCTTGGAATCCTCCAGCCCTTCCTGCTGTTGCTGGATTAAATCCTGCACCTGCAAATTGAGCAACATCACGCAATGTTTTTTGAGTTACATCTTGCCCGTATTGACCACCCAATCTTTCACCAAGAATGCCCATTGCTTGGTTTGTTAACTGCAATTGTGCTGCTCGTTGATCTGCTGCTCCGGGTAAAAATTGTTCAAGTTGCTGCCGATAGTAATCTGAAACACTCTGACCTTGTTGGATGTTAGATTGAGTAATTTGACCAGCATCAGCAATCATTGATCCAAGATTATATTGAGGTGCTTTCACGCCCTTAATCATCTTGCCAACTTTTTTCTGACCCTTTTCATATCCAGCCACCGCTTCTCTTTGTTGTTTTTTAAATGCTCCTGCTGCCGCGCCTTGACCTTTCTTTGCCCTATCTGCTGCCGACATGGAGATAGCCGCTGATCCCGCTGCCGCACCTACCGCTACCACACCAGCAGCAATAGCGAATCCGCTGCTATGAAACATCTGTGAATGTTTATCGTTGCCTAATGGGTCTGGTAAAAGAAATCTCATTTGATTAAATCAGTTCGGTTATGCCGCCACTTTTGCACTCTTGGGTCTTCCTTGGCGATGTGAGGATTAAAGTCTCTTGAAGTGATGCTGTCAATAATTTCGTCTGGATCAGTTAAATCAGTGACATGGCAAGTAGTCCAAATTGTATCTTTGTGAGTAGCAAGCAAACGCCTCGTTCCTGCTTCTGTAATGCCACTGTAGCCCGTTTTATATCGGTGGGCAGGGATTCCATGATACCAGACAGTCACATCGCCTTTCATAACGAAAAACGGATGAGTAGTAAGATGGAGCAAACTTGTTAAAATTGTATCCTTCGGCATATAGATTTCCCGAATATACATTCCCGGCGTGAACCTATGAATCAACGGACATTCCCGTGGAGGTAGCTTTAGAATCTCCAAGTCCATCAAGTTTAACTCATAGTCTGGATCACCATACCCAACTACCTTTCTTGCGTCGATCTTGTCTGGAATCGTCAGTGTCATCGATTAAGAAAGTAATCGTTGGGTGAAGGTGAAAGTAGATCAGACCCGATTAGGTTATCTGCCCTGCTATAGTTAGCGAAGCGAATTGGAGCAGCGGTAGGAATTTCTGCGTTTGACATTTCTTTCTCTTGCTCTTGCACAGCAAGTGATAGGTTACTCAAGAACTCCTGCGCTTTACGATTCTCACGCGAGTTTAATGCCAATACAGCATAGATCATCGCGTCAGGAATGAACTCAATCAATTCCTTTGGGTCGGTTAGGTCGAAGTATTTTTTCGATGCGTAGAGTGTAATGCACTCGCAAGTTTTGGGTGCTTTGAATCTACGAAATGTAGGGTTAGCATCATTCGGTTGATAGATTGCTATCAGCGTCTTTGCTTCCAATGCCGTATCGTAGGCATACACCCGAATCCTACCTTTGGTAACTGGCTTGGTTACTCCCCGAATCCCCTTTACAAGAAGATCGGACTTAGCCAGCGTTGGAGGATTGGCAGTAGCCACCTTGACCTTATGGTAGGTGTCATACTGGTCTTGCGCTTCAAACATCAACTCTACACCGATGTCTTCAGCTTCCTCTGCCATTACTCCAATTTGGTATGGATGCGTAGTATAATCTCGGAAGAGAACGTGAAGTCCACCTACCTCTACGATTCCTCTATGGCATGAATGATCCGCTTGTAGAGCAAAAGCATTTGTAGCATTAAACCATTCGTCTGCGAGAGACGCTGATTCATTCCCGATCCAAGCAAGTTTGATTTGCTCATAACGGGCTGGAAGCGTGAAGCAATCGTTCACGCAACAAATTTGGACGTATTCTTCTTGCGAAGTCCAAGCCCTTTTATTCCACAATAATCTCCTCGCTTGGTTTACAGCTTTGACTCCGCGCTCATACGAACACGTTCCACTGTCTCCGACGAAACCCTTAACGAGTTCCACCATCTCTTCGAGGGTATCAGCCATAGGGATTATCGTTACCGATAATTATTTTCCGCCAACGGGCTTGCCAGATTTTGGAAGCGGTGCGCTGGAGTATGGGCTTGGTGTCTTAGAACCAAGATTTGGTTTGTTGCCCATGGTTTCACGGATCATGCCGCGAGTTGGTGCGCCGCCAGAGACGAGTTTAGGGTCGGTTCCTTTTAGTGGTGTCATAATTTTATTGTGGTTGCTTGGTTATACAGAATAGATCGCAACCCAATCTATCTGCGTGATTTCAGAAATGTTGTTTTCGACTATTATCGAAAATCCATTCGTTACTTTTGTTCCCTGCAATATTCCAATTGTTGGGTGTCCCGAGCTTCCAACAGTCCCACTGACATGAGGGGTCAGTCCAATGACGTAGCTATTTGTAGGCAATGCAGGGAAGTTGATTGGGATAATTGAATCTCCAGTAACTACTCCAGTAACTGTTCCTTGGCGAATAACTACAACTGGGATTGCATTTACCTGCGTAGTAAGGTTGGTGATGTTTGTTGCGTTCGCTGAAATCTGAGTTTGTTGGTCAGCAAGGTCTTCGTTGATTTGAGTAATTTGCTGTGGAGTAACATCGCCAAGACCCGGAACAAGAATAGTTCCGTTAGATAGAACTTCATCAATGAATACTTGGAATACATTCTGCCAGTTACCAGATGGACAGAAATCATCTGGAACATTTGGAAAAGTAATTGCAGGGCTGGAGTCGTTATTGTCCATAACTTAATTTACAATATTGTATTCCCAATATTTCTCTTGGCAACACAAAAATGGTTCACACTCTTGATTTTCTTCTGGGCAGTCACCTACTGGAGAGTCATCGTTGTTCTTGATGTTTGCCATCAGTCTTACTCGGTCAACTGTAGCTGCACCAGTTAGGTTTACTTTGATCTGGAATTCTGATCCCTCTACTGATGGAATGCCTGCCAAGTCATTGCATTCACTTGGGTCAGGAGTATTAAACTTGTAGCGTTTGTAGCGATTACCGCCCAGTTGTGGAAGGCATTCGGTTACTACTGGTGAACATGGATTACAACCAAATGTTGTAGGAACTTTCAGTTGTGACCAACATGGATTAGAGTCTGCGCGGAAATCGACATAGCTATCTACTTCACCCTTAATCTCACTCATCCACATCTCTCCACCAGTAATCTTTTTGCGGAGGAACTTGTTCGTTGCCCCGCTTCGGTTGAAGTCATACCTACCAGTAGTGAAGAAGGAATCAATCTGCCTTGTTCCATTAGGCCCATAATCGTCGCCTTGGGATATTGTGAATTCGTAAAGTCGGTTTTTATTGTCTGCATCAAACGAGAATCCAAATCCTCTTTTTTCGCCTTGTATCAATGCAGTTAATAGTTGAGTTGGTCTGATGCCCGTCCAGATTCCATTCCAGCGGAATTGAAGCTGTGCGTCTGGTGATGGTGAGGAAGATTGGTCAAGGTCAAGAACAACCATTCCACGATGATACCTATTCAGTCCCTCTACCCCTGCTGCTCGGTAAGTTTGTGGTGCTACTGTGCTGATAAGGTAGTTGTTAAAAAACATCGTAGAAGCAAACTGCTTCATCCAAGGTGTATCGTTCTCTACCCACTTGTTCACTTCCCTCGATAGTTTACGAAGTGAGAAGTATCTGGCAAATTCAGATTGACTGTTTGAATAAAATGCCCAACCATCGTGTGACCTAAACCAAAGCTCCGAGTTTGCCAATCCCAAGTATGGGCTTGTGCATCCCCGTCCAAGTAGGGAGATACGTTGAATATTTGATGTGTTCCATTGTGATCTTGGAAGAGATACATCCATTGAAAACGCTCCTCCACCAGTAAGAACAACAAGTTCACCTTGCCCACGAAGGTTAGACCCAATCTGTGGCATTACTTTCATGCCAGTGATATTCCCCATCATTGCTGGAGTAGAGAATGCGCCACCTTCTGCCCAGTATCCTATCTCTGTAAAGTTCTCTGTATTCTTGGTATCAGTAAACCCACTTCCGTAGATAATATCAGATGCGTAGATTTGATTCAACCTATCAGAAACAAAGACTCGCCCAAAAGCATATTCCATTACAGTCCCAATTGGCATCTTGGCGAGGTATGGATTCAGTCGGTAGGCTGGAAGTTTGACTGTTCCTGTCCCCGTTCCCCTTTGAGTGTCTGTAATAACTGCTGTGAACTTAACTCCAATCGTATTGGATGGCGCACCAATCAACATGAAGTTGGTAGTGCCAACCGAAACGATTTCGCAGTAGTCTTGGTTTTGTATTTCACTTGCTGTCAGAGTTCCTAATACTCCATCCCATGCTATCGCATTTTGGTATCCGTTTTGGATATACGCCCGATCTTCAGCTTGCACGAAGAATGTGTGCATCATGCCGGGATCGTTACCTTCAATAAGTTTGTAGGCAAATGCACGATTGTTTACCATCTTTAGGAAGTAGATGATCCCCGATACCGACATTAAAAGTCCATCGCTCGTTCTATAGTTAGTCGCCCGATATGGATACGCACCTTGAAAACTACCACCAAGAATATCGTTAACGATAGTCTCGGCTTCTCCATCTCCAGCGATAATCGGGATGTTCCGAATGCTTGGTCTGGTTCGGTTGATGCCGCCTCGGAATGTCCTATTAACAGATTCCGATACTACAGACTCTGGTAAATACGATGGATGAGTATCTGCGTCTTGCGCGATGATACTTGTGAACCCATCAAAGACTGATCCTTCTGCTGGCATTACTCAGATACACCAAGCCATTTAAGCCAGTTTTTATGTTCTTCAGTAGCAGCTTTCTCAAAATCTGCACCGCTCTCAAGAGACTCAAACTCTACAGTTTTTTTATTCTCTTCATGCGAGAATTCATAAACTGCCTTATTATTTGTTTTTGAAATCAAGGTTTTCATACATTGTAATATGGGATTTTGCGAGCAGTTCCATTGATATTTACTACCAAATATCCAACCGGGGTTGCGGGAAGCGCACTTGCTCCACCAGCAGCACCAACTGTAGTTGCCGTTGTTGCTGATGTTATGGTCACATCTCCTGCAACATGAAGTTTACTTGATGGCGATGCAGTGTTTATACCGACATTTCCAGCAGCACCATCAATGCACAGACGATTAGCATAGTTTGAAAAATCATTTCTTGTGCTAAAATTAATCGCAGTTGGAATTTTCCCAACTGCTGGAGTTCCATCAACAGATGCACTAATTATTGCAGCTAAGTTATCAGTTGTTCCATCGTATCCAGAAAAAACAAGCGATCCAATTCCATCGCCATTTTGGACAATTGTAGGGGATGCTTGAGTGCCGCGACTTTTTTTAAATTGAGCATACGATATACCAGTTCCGCGTGAATAAAGAAATGATTGAGCAGAGGATTCTGATGTAATGTTTACAAAATCACTTGCTGTAATTGTTTGATTACCAAAATTTGGAGCAACTTTAGTTCCATCAATAGCTGCGGAAGCATTTATATCAGCATTTACAATTGTTCCATCAACAATCTTTGCTGAAGTTACCGATGAATCAGCGAGTTTTGCAGTCGTTACAGATGAATCAGCGAGTTTTGCAGTCGTTACAGATGAATCAGTAATTTGATTTGTGGTTACTTGGGAAAACTCTACTTTTCCAGTAGAATCTTTTCCAAGAACAGTGTTGTTAGCTCCGTTTGTCCAAGTCAGATTACCAACACCATCAGTCTTCAAGACTTGCTGGGCAACTGGAGTCTGAATCGTCTTCTGACAAGCAGCAGAGTCTTCTACTACCAATCGTTTTCCATTGGCAGTTGTTTCAAGTGGTTCACACAACAACGGAAAGTTCGTGTCGCATGGTGGGCATGGTGTGCAGTAACTCATAGTTTTTATTATTTGTTTTTGTAATTTTATGCTACAATATAATTTCCTGATACTCGGACAACTGTTGCATTAGTAAAGTCAGCATCTGTAAAACTTACTGTTGTTCCTCCGGTTTGCTTTCTAAGATTTATACTATTAGCGGGAGAATCAAATGAAATCGCATCAAGGTTTGCATCTCCAACTCCAGATGCCAAATTATTACAAGTTACAGTATATGTTTGTGGATATAATGTTGATTGTGTAAATGGAAGTCCTCCGATTGCAGCAATTCCAGTTGATGTTCCTTTATTTGTTAATTCAAGATATATATTAAATAAAACCCTATCTCCAATTCTTGTAGCCGTTGCTGCTACTGGCCCAAGAACAAGACCAACAGAGTTACCTCCAAATTTTAATGTTGGATTGAATTGGAACTCTTCATACCAATCAAGCATGAATCTATTTGAGTTTTCTTGATTGCCGATAAGGTGTCCTACGAGTGTATTATTTGTATTGTCAGAAGCATTTCCAGTTACTACGAATCTTGCAATAAAAGCCGTGTTTGCTAAATCAGTAATATTATATGGACCTCCATTTATAGCGTTACCAGTAATTGTTGCAGCTTCAATCGTTCCAGCTAATCGAATCACATCTCTTGTTCCGGGGAAAGGTTTCGCTCCTTCAAACGAAAATACATTTCCAGTAATAGATACGCTCTTGATGTCTAAAATATTTATAGTGGCATTCCCAGATGTAGTTGCTGTATTATTGTGGAATTGATTGCTTCCAATAACAAGATTTGTAAAGTTTCCTTGTGCCTCGATTGCTGCTCCGGTTTGATCGAAAAATCTGCAACCTACGATTTCTATTGATGGATCAAACGATTTATTGATTCTAATGGCTGTGTCCCAACCACCAAAAACGCAATCCGTATATTTTGATTGCGTGGAAAGTTGTGACGGAGGTGCAGTTTGATCATTGATATTTACTGCGATTCTGTTTCCTACAGCAGTAACTCTATCAAAATAAACATTATCGAAATTGTTATTGTAATTACCAAAAGGAGATGTTTCATCTACTTCAATAAGCACACCACCTTTTGTTCCAGATGCTACGTAACAATTACTAAATGTAGCGTAATCATTCCCCCTAAACACAATAGCATATTCAGTATTATTTCCGCTTATGTGCGAATTGATAAATTGATGTGTATATCCATCAAAGGCCGCTCCAATAGTAGCTGCTCCGATTTCAATAACTCCTTTACCTACATCAGCATTTGTTGATAAAAATGAACCAAATCTAACACTATTATATCTGCAATTAAATCCACCATTAATTTTTAAACAAGTTGCAAAACTGCTAATTCCACAGTTTGTCATTGTAAAATCTTGCGTTCTTTCAAGATTTACTCCAATTTTATAAGAAGAAAATCCGGGGCAAGTAATTTGCATATTTACAATAGCATTTGCAAATATTGAATCTCCCGAAGTTGAAGATTTAAATTCAATTGCTGTAGATACGCTTGGATTATCAAGAGTTATAATTGCACAATAAACAAAATCTGAAACCAAGCTCATCCGAGATTTTGAAATTATTAATTTATTTGTGATTCTATATATTCCTTTTGGAAAATAAATACACCCTTCAGAATTAGAATTTATAGCAGTTTGAATCGCCGCAAAATCATCAGCGACTCCATCACCAATTGCACCGAAATCTTTGACATTGATTACATCAGCAAACCTGTTTGCCAATGTCCTTGCCGTAGTCGATCCTGTTGCTGTTACGCTTGAACCATTCAGCCCTACAAAGCTATTTGCCGTGACTACGCCAGCGTTGCTCACAGTCATCTGGTCAACGCCTCCCACGCCGATGATTGCCTGTGTTCCGTCTGTGGATGCTTTAATATTTGCGCTCATGTTTTATTTTTCTTCTTGGTAATCTTCTATCTTATCATGCTTGCTTGGGAAGTCGAATGGCCAATTCAAAACTTTTATATCTTCAGCCCTTCCAGTATCATTTACATATTCAGAAGATTCATTTTCTGAATATGTTTTGACTGTTCCATCTTCTTTCATAATTGAAATTGTATTTTCAATTAAGTTCCATGTTACTTCATTATTTTCCATAATATTATATTACCAAATAGGATATTGACAAATATATCTAAATTCATTTGCTGAAGTATTTACTGCTGTAAAAGAAATATGTAGTGTATTTTCATATGGAGCAGTAACATCTGCTGTAACTACTCCAGTGACGTTACCAGTGCTTGTTGAAACAAGCGTTCCAGCCACTGCTGCGTTTGTTGAAAGTAAATCAAGCCGTGATGGTATTGGTGGAGAGAATTGAACTGATGTGGATAAAAGCGCAGTTGGGGTAATTGTAACTTTACCAGAAAGAGTGCAAATTCTATCTTTTATTGAAAAATGGCANAAAGAAAATACAACTGTAGTAACATTTGTTGAATTAACTAAAGTTGGTGTATATGTTCCAGAATCAACATATTTGTTATCTACATTAGGATCATACGATGTTGCAAATATTGCTTGCGCTCCAATTGTATCTCCAAAGAATTTGTTTCCACTCCAATATACCATATTGGTTTTGTATTTATATGTTGGACTTGCTGGATATACAGTCGAATCGAGTAAATTTCCAGCAGCAATTGGAATTGGAGAACCTATGTCCGTAAACATATTATCTCTAATATTTATAGAAAAAACATTACTTTGTAAATACACTGCCGAATTTAGACTTTGGTCTATTGGCCCAACAAAATTATTTCCAATAATTGATATTCCATTTGAATATTCTTCTATGCGAATATGTCTTGCAGATTCGGAAATTGTATTTGCATCTATAATTACATTCATCAAGTCAGCATTTTTATGGTAATCATCATATCCACGCACTCGAATAGCAACATATGTTCTTTTAATAATATTGTTTGATATATTTGTTCTTACATTTTTAATTCCAAACCCCAATTCTCCGATTGAAGGTATAAGGTAAATTCCTTCTTCAAATGCTTCAATTGTATTATTTGAGATTAAACATTTATAGAAATAATTAGAAAACAATATTCCTGTGCCACCAACACCCGGAGTTGATGAAATTCCAGTAATAAAATTATTTGTGCATATTGAATTTGGCGATCTTAAATAGATTCCTGTTGTGCAATATAAAAATTGATTGTTTGTGACTTTTACACCATACGAACCAGAGTGTGATGTCATTCCGTTATAACAATTTGTAGAAATACATCTATCTACATATGCAAACATAGAAGGTGAATATACTCCACTTCCAAATACACCCCCAGTATATGTTACATCAAATCCTTGGTATGCGTTTTCAATTTTGCAATCTTCATATCCACAATTCCAACTTGAGATGTTTGAAAATGGATTGTAAGTAAATGTAGTTGCAATGCCTGCGGTATAATAAACTGAACAACCAACAGATTTTGTGTTATAACAATTTATGTAATTTACTGCTTCTCCAACACTATTTAAACTAAAATCACAATTTTTGATTAACCCATCACTAACACCATAAAAATTAATCTTATTTGTCCCTGTTCCAGAAATAAATTTAATGTTTTGGATTATTGGGTTTTCAACAAATGTGACTTTTCTAATATCAGAATTTGCTCTGCTATTAATTGTAAATGAAAGTGTAGTTCCGCTTGTAGCAGTAAGTCCAGCATTGGATGAAGAATACATCCTAATTTGTGTTGAACTGATAATTGCAGAAATCCTAACAAGATAATTTGATGGAATGCCAGTTCCAGTTACAGTCATTTGTTCTACCAATCCAGTAGTATCTCCAGATGCAAGTGTAATTGTAAAAGCATAATTTCCAGATGCAACAGTCGGTATATTACATACTTTTGTTGTATTTGGAGTTTCTGCCGAGTTACTTGTATTGTAATCTGGGAATATAAGTGGTGGATAAAATTCAAATGTATCAGAATCATTTACTGTTTGAACATTAAGAATTTCACTATAATACGATGCTTTTAGTGATCCGGTTCCAATACCCAATTGCCAATCACCACCATCAGGAGTCAAAGCATTTCTTTGCGACAATAACGCATACTTGTCTCCAATAGCTGCGCCATGCGGTGATACTGTTGAAACGCTCGTATCATATCTTCCAATATCAGAAGATATTGCTATTGGTGATCCAACTGTTGGAACTGTGTATATGAAGTCACCAGTTGTTTGAGTTGAGTAATCAAAAATCGTAGACCCATTAATATCACCGCTTATTGTAACATTACTATAAGTTTGAAGTTGGCTTGTGATTTTATATCTACCACTTGGAATAAAAACAAATTTTTTAGTCGTAGATGAATTTGCATAATTTATTGCATTTTGAATAAATGTTGCAGAATTAACTACACCAGTAGGATCAGCACCGAAATCCAATACATTCACCACATCACCAAACCTGTTTGCCAGCGAACGCGCAGTCGAACTATTAGTAGCAAGAGCGGTAGCAGTCGATGCGTTGCCTGATAGCGTTCCTCCACTAACACTACCAGTAAAGGTAGCATCAGTTCCATTGGTTCCGTTCTCTAAAACTTTGCTTGTTCCATTGCTTGCAAATACATCACCTGTAAGATTACCCGTTGTATTTCCCGTGACATCACCAATAACATTTCCTGTTAGATTGCCAATGACATTAGCTGTGATATCCCCAGTGATAGCCCCATTAAATCCCTGCGGAAACGATACAACGCCAGTGTTACTCACAGTCATCACCTCCTGCGTAGTTGCTCCAGAATTGCCCCGTGCCAGTTTAATCGTGCCGTTTGGTGACGATGGCACTGCCAGCGTGAAATTATCTGTTGCTGTCGGTGATTGTCCGATCTGGACTGCGTTTGCTTTGATGAGACTCATAGTTTAAATGGTTGAAATGGTGTGCAGTAGCTCATAGATTTTATACTTTAATCATTGCGGCTCCAGTTAAATCAACTTGAAGCCTGCAAGCGTCTCTCGCTGTTACATTAGTAATAGCAACATCCAAAGCTGTTCCAGTTCTGCTTGCATTTAATGAAAATCCATTTTCAAAATTTACTCTTGAAACTGGTGTTGGAGATGGCGTTAATGATGAAGTGTCATTCCATGTAAGGCTTGTTCCATCCCATGTAATAACTTCAATATCAAAAGCAGACCCTGTTGTAAAACCAAGTCCAGAAATTATAGTCATTGTTAATTGTCCATAAATTCTATCTTGAGATCGCGCAGGAAGCAATGTTTTTAATGTTGTATTTGGAGTATGATTAAATTCACTAAAAATGAATTTTGGATTTATTAAAACTATATTGTTTGCATCTATAACAAATACATTTTGATTACAATCAATAAATACATGTTCTTTTATTACTGCAACTTCATTTGTTCTTGTGCTTGCATTGCAAGTAATTCCAAAGTCGCATGATTTTGTAGTGTTATTGTATATTGTCAAAGCCCCATCAGTAACATTTATCCCTTCCCCACATTGTTCAATAATATTATTATTTATTGATATAGAATCATTTAATGTTGTTACAGAATATATTCCTGTTCCAAAGTTATAAAAGGTATTGTTTGCAACAATAATATCATCTGCTGGTTCTGCTGTAAACTGATTATATGAAAATGTTATTCCGTATGTTCCAACTTGTTTACTTATTCCATATTGATAAAAAGTATTTGATGAAACTACTATGTGTTGAGGCTTGATCATTGGCCCACCCGCATTGTTTGCGTTAAATGAAACACATTTACTATTTCCTAATCCCTTATCAATACTAACACTATTTCCAATAATTTTTACATAATCCGATTTTTCTTCAACATGAATTGCATCATAATATATCCCTTTAATATAATTATCACTAATTGTTGCATTTGTTATGGAAGCTAATGCTATACCCAATGCAAGGCTGCTATTTCCAAGAGATGATGTTTTATTATTTTCTAATGTATTGCCAGAAATCAATACATCATTCATTATACCATTTGGTGAATTTAATGAACAATCATCAAAATAATTTCCTGTAAATGTATTTCCAATTATTTTCCAATTGTTTGAAATTGATGTTTGATCGTTAGCTTTTAAAAATACAAATGTAAATCCAGTTAGTTTAGAATTTTGGATTAAAAAATTATTTGAAATAGAACTGCTATTTCCTCCATGATTTATTCCATAAACACTATTAGAAAGTGTTGCTATAGAATTTGTAACGCTTCCATCTAAAGTGCAATTATTAATTGATACATCACTTGATGATAATCCTATTAAAGTAAGTTTATTTCCAGTATCAACTTTTGCTTTTATTTTAATTCCATAAAACTCTGCTCCTTGATTAGACAAATTAAATGCAACAGGAACTTGACTTGTAGTAAAACCTTGAGGAGCTACTATAATTTCTGTATTCAAATCACCATCACCCTCAATTACAATATTTGCTGGAGGAGTAAAGCAAACATTAGTTGTAAATTGAATTAAATATCTACCAGATGGAATATAAAGTTTTTTTCCTGCTGCTGCTGCCATTGCATTTTGAAAAGCAGTTGTATTATTAGTTCCTGTAGTTCCATTCCAGTCACCAACAGCTCCAAAATCCTTCACGTTTACCACATCAGCAAAGCGATTAGCAAGCGAACGAGCGGTTGTGCTGCCAGTCGAAGTTACTGGAATAGAATTTCCGTTCAATCCAATGATGTTTCCAGAGATGTCTCCTCCAGTTACATTTCCAAACAAACCTGCTGTTCCGTCGAGAATTAGTGACATAATATTATACGATTGTGTAAACGCTGCCTGCTGGGATTGTCAATACAATTCCGGGGTTTACTGTGATTGGCCCTGCTGACATTGCGTTGCGGTTTTCTGTGATTGTATAGTCTGTTACCATTACTTGGTCATTCTCGTAGAATACTCCAAAGGTATTTCCACCAGTTGGTGCTTTGCCACCCGTTGATCCACCAGACGCTTCTACTGCGATACGAGCATAGTAAGCTGCACGATTTACAATCTCATTCAATGCCGCCTCACTTGGGCCACAAGGATTGCATTTAGAACTTCTGGAATTTCCGCAACTCATATTTTTATCGTTAACGATAGTTAAAGTTTAGTCAAGTGTTTTCCACAAGTAAATATGGAATTGTCTTTTGGTTGTATCTATTCATTTCCGAATAGACGAGGTTGATGAATCCGTCCCATTGTGAAGGGTAGATTGTTTGGCATCCTAAAGAACTTGTTGTATTATACCCGCCCTTGTGGATGTTTATTGCTACTCCCATCGAATCGCCTTCACCATCTCGCGTAACAGGCAGCTCTTCTTTTGCGTTAGCAGGTCGCAATGCAGGGTAGCCGCCTCCGGGCTTGCTAATGCCATGATTCCCCTTACGAAACCTATGCACACCCGTTTTAAGAACTGCAATGCCCTTTTTAAAAACTGATGGATCAGTGTTAGCATTAAATGTAGCATGGACGCTTGGTGATAGTAATATAATCGCATCATCATAAATGCCGCGATTATTTCCTGACGGAGCAAATGTTTCAGAATAATATCCTCTAATTCCTACCAGAACAACGCGATCTTCAATTCTCGCTTTGATTACCATTGCGAGAGTTTTTTCTTTTGATTGTTGCGGTCTGGAATTTGGAACCATTAGCCTTTTCGGATTACATTGATAAGTCCCACAAGGCCGAGTCCCGCAATAATGATGGACTCTTGAAATTCTGGGTCAAGTTTTACTCCGACTGCCGTAGCAATTAGAATAATTCCGCGCCATGTGCTATTTTCTGATAGCCGTTGAAGTAGTATATTTACGATTTTCATTTTTTTGTTCCTTTCGGTTCGGGTAGTTCATATGTGAACATTCCGTAGTCTGTCTGTAGGGAAATTCCAAGAGTTGTGCAACTTGTCAAGAATGCCATTGCAAGAAAAGCAAACGAAATTAGAATCATTCCAAGAGCAATTTTTTTAGCATTCATTTTTTAATTATTTGTTTGGTCATGTAGATGCACGTTAGGACACCAGCAATAATACTGATGATTCCACCCGCAACTCTAATTGACGCTTCTATTTCTGGTAACATACTTACTATAAATCCAGTGGTCGATATAATCGTTCCAAATATTCCGTGATTGGTGGTGTTATCGTTCATTTTATTATGGCCCAACAATTACATACAGTGTGTTTGGGTTTGGAGTCACGATTAAATTGTAGCCAGTTTCAGTGATTTCAACAAGATTGGTCAGTTGTGTTGCCCCTGTTAAACCAGTTATATTTGAAAAAACAATATCTGCTGCGGCGGCTTGACCCCCAGTGAAATCCAACTTTCCTGTAAATGGGTTAAATGTGAGTGCCATAGTGTTTTATTAATCTTTGTTTTGTGTTTTTGTCAATCGGTTATCTCAACCTCAACAGGCCAAGATAACCCCTCTTTAACTATTTGTTCTTCACACTCTTCTTGAGTTCCAACAAATAAAATAGATTGTGTTGATATTGATTTATCTGTCGATTCAAAAAATATAATGTTGGTTCCATCATAAACAAGTTTACATGAATTTGATTCGTCAAATGACCAGCCGTTTTCGTTGGGAGAAATTATCACGTTACTGTAAGTGTTGAGTTTGTGGAGTTATATGCGCCCGTCCGTCCTGCCGCATTTACTAAAGTGACAGATGTGTAGCTTCTGCTTGTTGAACCCTGAAAGAATCGAAAAGTCTGAGTTCCTGCATCTGGAGGGACATCGAAGGTAATAGTAAGGGTGGTTGCACCCGTGAAATTAGCAGTAGCTGTTGAAGTGCCAACTGTTTTATAGGCGCGAATCGTTCCAGCAGTTATGGTTGTGCCGCCCGTATAAGTAAGTGTTCCCTGCAAATCAAGAATGCCGTTTCCTGTTTTGTTGATGCCTCCAGTCCCTGAAATATTACCAGTAATAGTTATTGTGCTGGTCGCGACGAGCGTCCGATATTGGAGTGACTTTCCGTTAACTAAAAAATCATTAGGCAGTGTGACAACCTCTCTCGTATCAATTCGACCAGAACCGCCAGTCAGCGTAAAAAGCCCAGTCCCAAAAGCATTACTGGAGTTGTACAAAATATAATTAGCTATCCCGCTGGCGACATACGATGTTCCGCCAGCG